TTATTTTTTTAATTTTTTTGAAAAAAATCTGAAATTTTTTAGAATTTATTTTGATTTATCGGGGATTATCGGGATTTATTACAGCTTGATAGCATCAAGCCGCGCTTTGATTGCCGTGACTTCTGTCCCGACAGTATTGATGTTGCTGGTTTGAGTTGGGATTGCTGTTGTGCCGCCGCCTGTTGTAACGCCGCCGTGTGTGTGGGTCTTCAAGATGTTGCATAGGCTTATCACTTCTGCTTTTAGTTCAGACACTATGCGTAAAAGATTCTCGCTATCAGAACCAATCCACGTCAACGGTGCTTTGTAGGTTTGATTTACTTTACCAGTGACAGCAACCGCACCAACCGCACTAAGTTCCAGCCTACCACCCACCAGCGTTTGATAGTTCTGCATCACTTTCTGCACTTTGCTACCGCCAATCGTCACCGTGCAATTCGCATCTATCTCTAAAATACTTTGCGCATAGTGTTCATGGTTAGTCAGTGCCTCAATCGTTCTTAATGTGCTTTGGTCAAGAATCGACTGATCCGTTACGCGCTCATGTGATCCGTCCTTATCAATACGGGTAAAACTCTCCATTGATTGCTGAGTGCGTATCTCGCCGCGCTCAATCTTCGGTAATGATTTATCGGTCGGCATGATGTTGGTGACAAACGGACTGTTCTGCGAACCGTTGGCAAACTGCACCGTGAGGTGTGTGCCGTTTTCAGGAAAACTAAACGAACCGCTTTCATGCCCGCTGGACTGCACAGGCAACGGTACATCTTTCATGACAGGATAATTTTTATCAGGTTGTCCGTGGTCATCCAACACCTGCACATCAACGGCATAATAAGGACGGAACTTATCAGACACACTGCCATGTTCGGGTGTTTCCCGTGCCGATACCACCTTACACCGTTTCGGCAAATGGCTACCCGATGACAATTCAGGAAACGACTTAAGTACCGACTTTTGATTACGTCATCCATTAGTATTCCACCGTCATTGTGTAGCCCATGTATTCACACTTCTTTATCCGCCGTCCGTTAAGTTCCACGCCTGGGCGCAATGCTGGGCTAATCGCCATAGCATGAGACTTGCCCCTCAGCCAATCAGTGCAATGATGATCAGGAATATCAACGGATAAATCACTCCAACGCGAATCAGCCCAGCTACCCACATAAATACTCCCACCTTGTTGTTGATAAATAAAATCATCCACTTCAAACGCTTTGCCCGCGCCGTCCAGTAAATGCAAGCCAGAACCCTGATTAACAAAGTTCGGTATTTTTTTAGACGCATAAGGCTGGTCGGGCAATGAAAATTCCAGCCCTGTTTGTTCGCTCACTTCTGCCAGCACCGTTTCAAAATCAGGATGACGCAAACTAAGCATGATCGGATACACCATCACACCCAGCAGTTCACGGCAAAAAATCTGAACGTGCTTAGAATCCACAGGCGAAACCGATTCAACATAGCCAAGAAACACCTGTTGAAGTGTGTCGTGTTGACTGTAACCCGCTGAGTATTCCACCTTGCTTTTTTTGGCAATCGGTTCGCCGTTGGTGTTAATCGTAAACTGCGCCCGCCCGATGCCCGACAACTCCAACATCACGCGGTCTTCTGCCAGTTCGTATTCAACGCCGCCGATGGTTAATAATTGCAGTAGTTTCATTTCAGCTTATCATCCAAATACTTCAATACTTTTTCAGTCCCCGATAACTCGGTAGTCGCTGTCGATGCCCCACCTGCGCCGCCACCAGAACCAGAAGCCGCCACACTGACAGGCTTAGCCGCTTCCACCTTGGTAGACTCTCCCACCTTAGCGGTCGCTGTTTTGCCTGTTGGCTTTTGCGCCGCCACCTTAGCCGCCTTGGTTTTATCAGCTGTCTTCTGTTTCTTTTCAGGCACTGAATTGTATTCAACTAATTTAAAGGTAATCGCCCACGCCCTTACCTTGTCTTCTTCGTGTACCTGCACATCGCCTTGAAATTGTACCTGTCTGATATTCATCGCGTTGGCAGTCACATTGATAATGTCAAAAATCTTGCGTTCGTCCTTATCGTTCTTTCCTTCAGCTACCGCAATCAACGCTGTTAAATCTTTCGCATCAATAAAACGAATATGAGTAGACACGCTCACTTCCTTGGCTTTCTCTCCTTTATCCGCCTGTGTCGTTGAAGAACCTTGACCGCTCATGTCTTCACCTGCAATCGACAAAGACGCGCTTAACTTCTGCTCATAGCCGGGTATCTGGTAATTGTTCAGTAGGATCATGGAAAAATGTCCGTTAAAAATGCCAACTGCGCAGGTGAACCCATAAACAGCATCATCGCTGTATACGCCATTTCATGACTTGGATGCCCTGATTTAATCGCATTACCCACATCACTGGTGGCATAAAACCGCCAGCCAGCACCTCCAGACAAACCAGCCACCGCACCCGCGCGGGCATTATCAACCGCCGTTGTGTGCGCGTCTTTCTCACTGACAAAACTGTCTAAATTGCTCACTGGGTTAGTGCTTGCATGACTATCCGCACTGGCTTTGGCTTGTTGTTTCAAATCCGCGCGTTGTATCGCCTGTAGTGACGGCAATGCGCCCAGATTAAAAGACTTATTCGATGATGACGGCGTTGCCAAAACCATCCTTGAATCCTTTAGCCCGCTTACCGCCACCGCCATGCGTTGAATGCGTTTAAGATACGGCACAGGAAAAACCGCACACAGCGATTCAACATCACCCGCCAAGCCAGACAAACTACTGGACGCAATCGCAATACCAAACACCGCCTTATCGCTACCCGCCATTTTGACAATCGCCGCATCCACCGCATTCGGAAACGATAACGTAGCAAAGTTATCGTCACCATCAGCCACACCCGAAGTCCACGGATCAAGCGTGATAATCTCCACCGCTTGGCTGGAATCGGCAAAGTCGCCAATTGGCGACTGGAGTGATAACGGTGTCCAGCTCATGACGTAAACAACTCGTCAATCTGTGCATCCGTCATGCCCATCGTTTGTTTGCAAAAATCAACCAGCACAGGATCAGTACGATGCAAAGTAATTGAATACTCCCACTTTATCTTGAGTGCGTTATCGTCTTGCAATTGATTAATGACTTCCAGCACCCGAAGCAACAAGCCTTTTTCAGCCAGTCTTAACCGTGCTTCTGCCGCGCTTAAAATCATGCAAGCCCGCAAATCATCAATGGTCGCTTGCTCAACAGGCACATTAATGGGGAAACCGTTTTCATCAGGCATAATCCCCAGCCCTGAAGAAAACAATGATTGATGATAGTCATCATCAATTTCAATAATGTCACTCGGTAATGTCTCTACCTCACGACCAGAATGATAAAAACAATTATTTTCCGCGCTGTAATAAAGCATCAAAACACCTTCCCATAAGACATATAGTTGACAATCGCGCCAACGGGTGCGACTGCCCCCGTCACTGTTTTAATCAGATACTGGGTAAATGCTGGATTACCAACCATTATTTGACTATCAATAACGCAATTATTACTCCCCATGCTAATAACATCCCTTGAGGCACTCACTAAATAAGCGACTGGATAATAAATCGTTGCATAACCCCCTGTCGTAGTCGCTACATAGCCGCATTGAAGCGCGTAGCCGCTGGGGAAATATTGAATAGCAGAGTTGCCCTTTAAACTGTTCGAGAATCCAAGTTGCGCCGATCCCGATACTGCATAGTAAGTATTAACCCCGTCACTTTCGATAGTCAGCGTGTCACCTTCGCGCAACACTAATACCGTCTGGTTTGTTGAATTGACTTTAAAAACATCAGAACCCGCCCGCTGAATAGTTGCCGCGCCCACGCCATCATTCACAAACTCAATACGACAAACGCCCAACGCCGCCGCCGATGGCAAAGTTTGCGTATTCGCCGTCGCACAGTTAATCACTACCGTGCCGCCCGATACCGCCGCTGGTAAAGTGCCAGTTGCTGTCACTATCATAATGCCCGACGCAATCAAACCATTTTTAACAATCGCCTGTTTAACCCGCGTTGCCGTCCACGCGCGTGGACTGATTGACGTACCCGCTTCCGCTTCCGCTTGGCTGGGCTGGTCACTTCTCTTTAAATAAATATCTGCCCACAACGGGCGTAAATCGGTCACCACCCCGCCCGCACTAATCGCCGCAATCTTGAACACATAATGTGCAAAGCCCAGCGAGTCGGTGTAATTCACCAGCGCGGTTGTGCTCGCCGTAAAGGCAATGACCGCATCAACGCCGCTTATATCACCCTGCAAACTCGCATCAATATAAATATCAGTCGGGAAACCGCCCACCGTCAACGTTGAAGCCGCTGTTTTTGCACAACGCACCCCGCCGACAAACGCCAAGCCAGCCGCCATACTGCACACCAGCCCGCTATGCGTCACTAAAAAGCCCGTGTCGAAAAACATCGCCGCGCCGTAAGTATCAAAATTACTCAAGCGTTCGCGTTCGTCAATCTGTAGCAAGCGATTATTAAAATTGAACTGCCACGTTGCCGCAGGCGTACTGATACCAGTAACCGATTGCGCCCCATTGAACTCGATTAAAAAGTTTCGTGCCAGATTGTTACCCTGAATCAAACCCGCTGTTTTGGTCTTGGTGGTCAACGGCAAATGCTCACAGGCGATTAACACCCCATCAGCATCCTTTAAGCCTACCCAGTTAAACTGATAATCCCCGACCGCCGAATCAAGTACGATGCTATACACCACTTTATTAGGACTCACATAGCCCTGATTAGCTACCGACTTGGTATCGACAATGTAACCCGCCGATGGTAAGGCTTCGATTCTGTTCACTGGCTCAATGCCCAGTGAGGGGATGTTGGCAAAGACAAACTGGGTAATGTCCAGCGGCGTATGCGCCGCAACCATCGCCGCGATTTTGTTTTCACCTTCTACGGTTATAAAACTCATAAAGTAATACTCGCTCTCGAATAAGTGTAATCCACGCCCACCGTCACCAAACCGCATGACAACGGTGTAGGACTGGCAACGGTGAATTGATAACGCCGACAAGTGCGCCCGTAAGCCCTAATTATTTCAGCCAGCAACGTTTCATTGCCCGCAATCTGTCCGTTAAACAATTCCAGCCCGATAACGTCCCAGTTGGTAACATCAAACCTTTCTTTAATGGTCACAGGCCCTATACCTAAACGCATAAAGATATTGATAAACCCCTGCTTTTCGCCCGCGTCGAATGCGTCAACATAGGCAAACTTCACCCGCAACCTGAAAAAATCCAGCGTTTCAGCGGGTAATGGTTGAATGTCACGCGCCCACGCAATCAATCGCAACAACGGCACGGCACACGTTAAAACATCGGTTTGTTGTTGTGGCCATTGCATCCACGTTTCGCCCAACGCCCACCATGCGGTAAAAATCTCCACCAACTTGGCAAGTCGCGCCCCACCCATCCAGAACGGCAATTCAATGTTAATCATCAGACAATCTCCGAAACAGTAACCGTTAAAGAAGTCAGGCGCGGAATCCACAACGCCGTTGTAATATCGCCCAAACTGAATACCAGCGAGCGCACATCGGACACCAGAATATGAATTTCTTCACCCAGCAACGAAAAGGAAAACCGCGCATACGGTAAAGTCAACGACACGTTGTAAGCAGTATTTTCCCGAAACGCCGCACGGATAATGTCACCCACCTGCGCGGCTATCGTGTCCTTTTGTAATGTGGGGGTAAATCTATCCACCCATACCACCACTGCCAGCGTGGTCGTGTGTTCTGGCATTTGGTACACAATCAAATCGTCACCGTGTCCGTGATAGCCTTGGTCAGTGATGTAATTATTGATAGTCGCTAAATAAGTTGTCACAGGTGCGGCAAAATCAAACAGCACATAAGCGTTAGCCGTGCCTGGGCCACGCGGTGCATCATGTACAAAATAGATAGCGTCCGACTTAACACCCTGAAAACTGGCAATCAATGAGCGATACACGCTATCAGTATGAAACTTGGACGCTGTACCAAACTGATTGCGTACCCGTTGCCGTAGCGCGTCATCGCTTTCAATGTCAGCCGCTGGTGATGACAACCAATCCACGCCATTAACGGCGGTGATATTCGGTAATGCCGTGGGCATAATCGCGTAATAACCCGCCGCCAGATTGTAAGCACTGCCCACGCCAACCGATTCAACCGCCACATCCACCGTCAATAAACCCGTCGCGAAACTTTTCGTTTCGGTGGTGATTAACTGATACACCACGCCATTGATTGCCGCCGTTTGAATAATGAACCCTAACGGTATCGTAGTGCTAACTGACGTACTGGATCGCGTAAAGGTCATCACTCCTTTAGCCGTTGTTGCTGGTTTACGGGTCAGATTAACCGCATCAGCTAACAGGTCTAAAAATAACCCAGTTGAATAACGCACATACGCCATAGGCAACGCTGTGACTGACCAAAAAATTAACCAGCCACAACATAGGCGTAGTCACGCACGCCGTGACAAACCGCCAAAACGGCGACATACGGTCATCATTGCTAATCGAGCTACCCGTTGCCGTGACTATTTCGCGCCACTTGGTTTCCATTTCCGCCTGCGTGGTCGGTATGCCCGCATCACGCAACACCGTGACAAAATTAACGTCAATACTCATAAATTTATCGTAAAGTCGATTAGTCCAAATTTAACCGTGTGCGCGGTAATCGCATACACCCCTAAAGACAACAGCGTGATTTCAACCGTTCCTGGTACCAGTCGTTCATCTTCCTCAATCAAGCGCAACAACTGTTGAATCAATAATGCCCGTTGCGCCCCATTGCGTTCACCGATTAATGCCACCATCAACCCGCTTTCACGGATCAGGTGTTTGGTGTCCTGTGCAATTGACGCGCGGTTATCGACCAACAGCGGTTCACCCGCATAATCAACCGCCAAGTCATCATCGACAATCAGCAAGTCGATATACAGGCGGTCTGTCATGACAGCAATTTCCAATAATGATTAAACAGCTCTTGACGATGCTCCAAACCATTCACCCCGCCGTTGACTCTGCGCGTTACCGCTTCAACATCCATCGGCTTTGCGCCACGGTCGCACACGTCCCATATTTTCTTGCTCTTGAAAAACCACACCGCACTGGCTAACGGATACGCACACGACACCAATTCAGGCTTATCCACAAAATCAATATTCATGCACAGTGACAGTTTTTGATACAGTTCTTTGCCTGTTAATTGAATATAGCCACGCCCGCGAAAACGATACCCATCGCCGCTGTCTTCGTTGCCGTTACCCATGCGGTTGGCATAGACACGGTTGCCGATTTTCATCGGTAAATGCGCATAACGCTCACTGGACATCGTATCGAAATACTTCGGAAACACCTGCCGCAACCGACTGGCAGAATAATTCAGGTTTTCTTCCAGCACGCGAAAGCCCGCGCTTTCATGATCGCATTGCGCCAAGAAATGCGCCAAGCGCAACGCGGTCAGATTTTGAAATACCGACTGATTATTCAACTGTGTAAATACAAACTCAGGAACTTTACCTTTTAACTTTTCAATCATTACCCACCCGCCATAGACATTTCGTGTGCTAACGTCGCACCGCTCATTTTTTGACCATAATTGTGTACTGTCACACTCGTACTTTTACCGCCGCTACCTAACGCGCCGCGCAGTGTTGAACTCAAACCGCCTTTTGCCGCTGGAATACCTGCACTGACACCGCCCGTGCTGGGTGCTTGTGTTGCCACGCCACCAATTGCCCCCATGCTTAAGCCTGAAATACTGTTGACCGCTGAAATAACGCGGTTCACCTGCTCAATAATCGCGCCGAATGGATTAAGTCCAGCTAAAAAGCCCTTGAAACCACTCCACCATCCTTTAAGCCCTTCCCACGCGGCTAGAATCATATCGACGGCGGCAAATACCCCGATGGATTGCATCCAAGTACCCGCCGTACTGACAATCGCTTGACCGACCAGCCCGATAACCAAACTCCAGTTATTGAACAAAAACACAATGGTTGATACCACGCTGGATATGCCAGACAACACCTGATTAACAATGCCGAACACCCCGATTGATTCCAGCCAGCGCGACACGCTGTTAATCATTGCCTCGGTAAAGCCCAACACCGCCGCTTTTATTTCATCCCAGTAGAAGACACACGCGGCAATCGCCGCAATCAGCGCAATCACCCCGATGACTATCCATGTAATCGGATTGGCAAATAACGCCGCCGTCCACGCCCACGTTGCACTGATCATGCTAATCATCGGCGCAAATAAACCAGACAGCGCAATGCGCAACGACATCCAGACACCCATGCCTGAACTGATACCCGTCCACAACACACTGAACGCCACACCCAGCGCAGACACTACCGTCATCAATGGGGCAACAATCAGCGACACACCCGCCCACGCCAAACCGAAACCGCCAGCCAACATACTGCCAATACCCAGCACGATAGACAGCGCGGCAATGACCGCAATCGCGCCCACTACCCAGCTAAGCAACTCCGCAAAGCCGCTGGTTAAATGCGGGAACAACTCCCGCCAGCGGTTTATCTTGTCTGACCCAGCCGCCATCTTTTCATTGAATACCCCAATCCACTCGACAATTTTCGGCAATACAATCGAGCCGAAACTAATCATCAACTCATCCCAATGGTTCGAGAGCAGTTGCAACATATTGGCGGTGGTTTTTGATTTGGTAGCAAACTCGTTCTGCATAGACCCTGCGAATTTCATCGGGTCGGATACGTTATCCAGTGCCTGTTTGTAAGTGTCCAAGCCGCTCACTAATGTTGATAATTTACCCGCGTATTCCATGCCGAATAAATCACCCATCGCTAACGCTTGATCGTGCTTGCTGAGTTTGGCAATACGCCCTAAAAAGTCATCAATCGCCTTTTGTGGACTGCCTGAAATGTTTTTTTCCAACTGTTCAACAGATAAACCGACACCGCCTAACGCCTTTTGAAAGCCGTCCCCTTGACTACGCGCGGTGTTTAATTTCATCAGCATCGCGTTAATCGCCGTTGATGCCACATCAGACGGCATACCCAGCGACAACATTGCCGAACCAAGTGCGGCGGTTTGCGTGGTCGCTAAACCAAACTGCACCGCATTACCGCCCACGCGTTGCATGACATCAACGATGTCGGACGCTTTAGAGTTGGCATTATTGGAAAGGTGATTGATTGCATCGCCCAGATTGCCGATGTTGGCAAT